CCGGCGCGGGTGCCGGGGCAGGTGGCTCGCTGGCGCGCTGGGCCAGGGCGAAGGCGTTGGGCGCCGACTTGATGGCGTCGATCAGGGCGCGAGACGCCAGCGGCCGCCGTGGCGGCAGAGGCTGGTCGGGCTCGTAGTCGTCGGGCAGGGGCAGCGGCGTGCCGTCACCCATGCGCCAGCGCAGATGCCCGTCGATCTTGTCCTTCGCAATGGCGCCGTGCTTCACGGCGGTCATGAGGGTGGTCGTCAGGATGGTGCCATCGACCTCCAGCGCCTCGGCCATCGCGGCCGTGCTGACGGTCTCGCCGGGCTGCAGGCGCAGCAGGTACTGGGCGGCGCGGTGGGGCAGGGTGCCGGGCTGGAACTTGTAGCTCAAGCGGAGACCTCCGGGCGGCCGGCGAGGCCGCAGTAGCCGTGGGTGCGAACGACGCGGGTCTCAAAGGTGCGGGCCATGTCGTGACCGGCGCCTTGAACCTCGACCGGTACGCTGGCCGTCATGTACTCCCACCGCCACATGGCGCACTTGTCGGCGATGCAGCGGGCGTAGCCTGGGGTGCGGTCGGGCTCGATGTTGCCGCAGTTGGCAGAGTAATCGTTACCGTTGGACGCCCGCACCATCGGGCACCACAACAGGCGGGCTTGCTCGGGGGTGTGGCTCATTGGGCACCCCCAGTCGGCACCTCGACAGACCGCGTGCAGTTCTTGCCGCACGACTCACGCCAGGCTGCGCCAGCCGATGCGGCGCCTGTGCAGCGCGTGAAGTAGCGGGAATATCCTTCGTCCACGAAGCGGTAGACCGTGCAGCCGTCGTGGGTGAACAGGCGATCGACTTGGAAAGCCACGCCTGCATTGGCGCGGGCCTCGGGCGGACGCCGCTCCAGACAGCCGGCCAGGGCCAGCCCGGCGAGCACCAGGGCGAGTGCGGAGCGCTTCATGCTGCACCATCCTTCTCGACCTGGCTCCAGCCTTTCCCGGCATGGCGGATCTTGCCGGCCTTGCGCAGGGCCTGCAGGCGCGCGTCAACGAAACGGAATGGGGCCTTGTCGCTCTGCGCTTGGCGCAGGTGCTCAATCGCGGCCTTCACATCCTTGTCGCGGTCAATGGCAGCGGAGGTGACACTCCCTCTGCTCGGGTGCAGCGCCGCCAGAATTGCGGCGTCCAGCTTGGTGTAGTCGTGCTTGGTGGTTCTGGTGGTCATGGCTGTCAGGCCGGGCCCGCGAAGGCCCAGCGGCTGGTTGATCAGTTCAGCGAGTCCTTGAGGACACTGCTGGGCTTGAACGACGGCGACTTGCGGGCGGCGATGGTCAGGGACTCGCCGGTGCGCGGGTTCTTGCCGGTGCGGGCGGCGCGCTTGGTCACGCCGAAGGTGCCGAAGCTGGTGATGGCGACGGTGTCGCCTCTGCGCAGCGCGGCGGTGGTGCGATCCACGACGGATTGCAGCGCCCGGCCAGCGGCAGCCTTGCTGATGTCGGCGTCCTTGGAAATCAGCTCGACCAATTCGGATTTGTTCATCGAAACTCCTGTTTGAAATCTGGTCAGGCACCGCGCCCGACCCGGGGCCAATTATGAATCAAAAAAGCCCAAAACGTTGATGCCGCTGTTGTTTTTTCGTCGTCGAAAATGATTGGCAGTCAGTTCGCGCTCAGGTGGCGCACCAGCTGGTCGAACGGCATGGCGGGCCGGCGACGGGCCGGGCGTGGCTTGCTCGGGGCCGGCGGCCGGGTTCGTGCCTTGCTGCGGGCGCGCAGCTTGTACTCGCGGCGCACCTCGGGCGTGCGCAGGTCAAGGCGCGGTGCGTCCTCGCCCGGGCCGGCGCGGTAGACCGGCGCCTCGCGCCCGGGCCGGTTCACCTGGCGCCGGTAGCCGACCACGTGCAGGAACTGGCCGGGGCTCAGCACGCGCATGTTGCGGATCGACGACTCGACGGCCTTGATGCCGCGGCCCAAGGCGTCGCTGATGTCGCGCGCGGTCATGTCGGCTGTGCTCAGCAAGCCCAGAATGGCGTCGCGCGTCGTGGCGGGCGGGTGCGGCCGGCTCAAGCCGTGACCTCGCGCCGGGTGGTGGTGGCCTGGCCGGGCGGCGTGGGCGGCTCGATCTTGCGCAGCCAGGCCTGGGCGCAGTCGAGCTCATTGCCGGTGGCGCCGTACTCGGTGATCAGACCCTCGCCGTGCACGCGCCAGATCCGGCCGTGGCGTGAGTGCTCGCCCTTCAGCAGGCCGACGCGCACGCGCTTGCCGATGTTGGGCCCGGTGGTGCCCAGGGCGCCCTCGATGATGATGGCGTGGTCGCCGGAACGGATGGGTTCACTCACAGGCGCCTCCCTCGGTGTCGTCGCTGGGCAGGTGCTTGGCGGCCAGCGCCGACGGCGGCGCCTCGACCATGATGCAGCGCGGTCGGTCGGGGTAGGTGCCCCAGGCGGGGTGGGGTGTCCGGCCGACCTGCGGCGGCGCCGTGATCTCAAACAGGCTGACGGCCCGGATCATCACGCCGTCGCCCCACCACTCGCGCCGGCTGGCGTCGAGCGCGTCGAAGGTGCCGGTGAGGGGGTGGTAGGGGGCGGTCATTGGGTGTCGCCTCTTTTCCTCGTCTCGTCCAGGGCAGCCTCTGCGCGCGCGTCAACATCATCCAAATACGGGCGCGCAAGGGCCACGCCCTGAGTCATGCGATGCCAAACCAGACCGACAAGAAATCCGATCATGATCGGCAGCCCATGCACGACGGCGATCAAGTAGTACGTCAGCAGCAACTTGATTCTGCGCGTCATGCGGCACCGCCTTCCATCTGCCCGCCAAACAGGTGCGGCAGCAGCGCCTTCATCTCGCGCTCAATGCGCTCGCTCTCGGCTACGTGCTCTGGGCTGCGCGGCAGGTTCAGGCGCTCCATCACGCAGTTGCAGTGCGGCTCGCCGTTGCGGGCGCCCAGGCAGGCGCAGGGGGTGAGCGGGGCGGCCATCACGCGCCCTCCTTGATGCCGTTGGCGCGATCCTCGTCGCGTGCCGTGCAGCGCTGCACGCTGTTGCAGTAGCGGGTAGTGTCGCAGTCATTCAGCCGCTGCACCCCACCAGCCCCCACGGCCTCCAGCTCGGCCCGGGCCTGGGCCAGGTCGGCCGCGTTCTTGGTGAGCGCATTGATGGCCTGCACCATCAGATAGGTGGTGGTGTTCTCGCGGCCGTATTTGGCCACGTTCTCCTGCATCTCGCGGATCAGGTCCTGTGTCTTGTCGCTCATACCTTCCTTTCATCGCCCGGCGCGCGGCCGGGCTGGGTTGATCAATGCCCGCAGGGCAGCCCGCCATCGGGCACCGTTCCGTCCGGCTTCACGGGCACGCGGGCGCCGCAGCTCAGGCAGGTTTTGTGCAGGTCGTGTTGGTGCGCGATAGCGAACGGCCAGCGCTTGGCCGGCGGCGCAGGCAGCGGCCAAGCACTCTTGTGGTTGAAGTTCATAGGTGATGAAGTGTTGCGCCCGACGTGCGCCCGGGACTTTGGCGGCGGGACCGAAACCCGCATGAATGCTTGCTTTGCTGGCAACCAGAAACAGAGTCGAAATCAGTTTCTTGACTGCGCTGCTGCGATGGGGTAATTATCCTGCAAATAATCAAAAAAGCGCAAGCGCCACGGACGGCTGTTGTCGTGACGCTACGCTTGCGGAATGACCGACGCTGCCCGCTCTGTACTCGCTGACCCGCGCGCCCCCGCCGACGAGCGGCAGGAGGCCATGGCGGAACTGCAAAAATCCGCGATGCCGCGCGCTTTGTCCGACCTGATCCCGGCGTCGAACATCCAGCCGATCATCGACTACATCAACCAGGACCTGCAGGACCAGGCATTCGCCAAGGCCCAGCGCGGCAACATCATCCCGTTCCCAGGCGGGCGCGAGAAGAAAGCCGGCGAGCGCGGCATGCAGTCGGTGTGGATCGACGACCTGCAGATCAACGTCAACGGCGACTGGTTCGAGCGCCCCGGGCAGTTCTCGTTCGACGCCATGCGCGCCATGGTCGAGCAGACCCCCATCCTGAACGCCGTCATCATGACCCGACAGCGCCAGGTCGAGCGGTTCTGCCGGCCGCAGAAGGGCGGCAAGGGCCTGGGCTTCAAGATCGCCAGCAAGGAGCAGGCCGAGAACGTGGACGAGAACGAGCAGCAGACCATGAAGCTGCTGGAGTCGTTCGTGCTCAACTCGGGCTGGGAGACCCGGCCGCGCCAGCGCATGCGCCTCAAGCGCGACAGCTTCCCGAACCTGATGAAGAAGCTGGTGCGCGACAGCCTGACCATGGACAGCATGGCGATCGAGACCGAGTGGAAGCGCGACAAGTCGCTGGGCCTGGATGGCGTCTACGCCGTGGACGGCGCCACCATCCGGCTGTGCTCGGAGGAGGGCTACCGCGGCGAGGACGAGATTTTCGCGCTGCAGGTGGTGCAGGGCCAGATCCGCACGGCCTACAGCTACGACGACCTGATCTACGTGCCGCGCAACCCGCGCACCGACGTGATCGCCGGCGGCTACGGCCTGGCTGAGACCGAGCTGCTGATCCGCGTGGTGACGGGGTTCCTGAACGCCTTCACCTACAACACCAAGTTCTTCGACAGCAACGCCATGCCGCGTGGCGTGCTGAACCTGTTCGGCAACTACGCCGACGAGGACATTTCGGCGTTCAAGCGGTACTGGAACGGCATGGTCAAGGGCATCAACAATGCCTGGACGCTGCCGGTGATGGTGTCGAAAGACCAGGAGTCGGCGGCCAAATTCGAGAGCTTCGGCGAGCAGGCCAGCGAAATTATGTTCAGCAAATGGATGACCTTCCTGGGGTCGATCATTTGCGCGATCTACGGCATCGCACCTGACGAAATCAACTTCGAGAGCTTCACGTCGGGCACCAGCTCGCTCAGCGGCAACGACACCGAGGAGAAGCTGGCATTCTCCAAGGACAAGGGCCTGCGCCCGCTGCTGGCCTACCTCGAAGACACGATGAGCCAGTACGTGATTGGCGAGTTCTCCGACAAGTACGAGTTCCAGTGGACCGGCCTCGACGAGGAAGACGAGAAGCAGGTTTTCGAGCGCAAGAAGCTGACGCTGACCGTCAACGAGATGCGTGCCGAGGATGGGCTCGAAAAGGCCGATGGCAAGTGGGGCGACGCGCCGCTGAACCCGTCGCTGGTCGGCGTCTGGCAGCAGGAGGCCATGCCCCAGCAAGAAGACTTCGGCCAGCCCGGCCAGCAGCCCAGCGGCGGTCCCGGGCCGGACGAGCAGGGCGGCGACGGCCAGGACTTCGGCGGCGAGGACGGTCAGGACTTCGGGCGGCCCGACGCTGGCGCCCAGCAGCCCGACCGGCCCGCCGAGTCCGAGCCGGCCGACATGGCCAAGGCATTCGGCCTGCCCGTCTTCAAATTCGAGCCATGACCTTCAAGCCCCCGAAGCCCCAGAAAGAGCCCGAGCCGCGCGGCGATGTCGAGGTGGGTGACCACCTGTACGTGCACCATGGCGGCCAGCCGTGCACCGGCGAGGTGACCGCGCACGGCCGCCACGGCGTCACCGTCAAGATCGACGGCCAGCACCAGAAAGTCCGCTGGGACAAGGTGCTGGGCCACAAGCAGCGGATCCCGCAGCGCTACGACGTCATCGACCACGGCGAGGACGGCATGCTGGTGCAGGACGCCAGCGGCCGTCGTCGCTTCGTGGCCACCCCCAACGAATCCAAGGACGACCCCATGGTGGCAAAAGCATTCGGGCGGCGCCCGGTGTTGTTTCTCAAGGCGGGCCCGGCGCCCGGCCCTGGCCTGCAGCAGAAGAAGGTCACCGACAAGAACGGCGTGCAGACCACGCGCTGGGTGAGCACCGACATCGGCGGCCCGCCGGCCCAGGCAGGCCAGCACATCGGCTACGAGAACGGCGAGCATCGCGGCCACGGCCAGGTTCTGTCTGCCGGCCAGCACGGCGTCACAGTGCGCGACCCCAAGGGCGGCGAGCACCGCGTGCCCCACGACAAGATCACGCACCACTGGCAGGGCGACGGCGCACCCGACGCCAGCCCGCATGACGCCCAGCCCGAGCAGGGCGCCCAGGAGCAGGCCCAGCCGGCGCCGGTCGATGCCGCGTCGCTGTTCGACAAGGCCACGATCGAGGCGCTGCCGGACAAGGTCAACCAGCCCGCCCAGAGCTGGGACGAGCTGGTGCAGAAGGGCACCGAGGGCCTGGAGCAGTTCCGGGGCATGCTGGGTAAGGTGCAGCAGGCCATGGGCCTCAAGACCGGGATGAAGCCCGAGCAGATCACCCCCGAGCAGTGGGAGAACGGCGACGGCTTCCTGTTCATTGCGCCACTCAAGGGCGAGAAGCGAGCCAAGGAGAAGGTCGACGCCGACTACAAGGGCGACTGGTCGCAGCTGCGCGACATCGTGCGCGGCACGATCAGCGTGCCCACCATGGGCCACGTCAAGCAGGCGCTGGAGCACATGAAAGCCGCCGGCCTGGAGATCGCCCAGAAGCCCAAGAACCGGTTTGCGAAGCCGACCGCCGAGGGCTACCGCGACCTCATGGCGTTCGTGAAGCTGCCCAACGGCATGGTGGCCGAGCTGCAGATCCACACCAAGGCGATGACCCTGGCGAAGGAGAAGGGCCACAAGGACTACGAAATCACGCGGTCGCTGCAAGGCAAGTACGGCGAGCCCGAGCCTGGCGACAGCTGGTCGGACGATGACCACCGGTCGTACTACGAGGCCTTGAAGCGCCAGAAGGCGATCTACGACGATGCGTGGTCGAAAAGCAACGGCAGCCAGGACAAGACTTTGATCAAATCCGATCAAGCGGCTACAATGGCATTGTTGTTTCGGAGGGTTGCGTGATGATTTTCATTGAGAACGAGGGAGCGCTGTTTCGGGGCCCAGCCCGGGCGTGGCCCAAGGAAGTCTGGAACGGCAGCGAGTTCGTGTCGTACCAGGGCGCCGTGCCGAAGGACATCGACTGGGGCGACGAGATCGACGAAACCGAGGCGCAGCGCCTGATGGGCCAGCGGCCTCAGGGCGAGCAGCAGCCCGCCGCCCAGCAACCGGCCGAGCAGGGGGCCGCTTGATCCTCCTGTTCAAGTCGATCCAGGTTCGGGGGCACACCCGCCGCGATGGCGTCTACGTCTCGCCCCACGTCCGCAATGCCGACCGCTACGCCGACAAGGCCCACGCCGGCCAGTACCGCAAGGGCAAGCCCGGCGCCCCGCTGGTCCCCTACATCGAGCACCCGCGCGCCGTGGCCCGCATCCTGCACGACGAGGCCGGCATCACCGATCACGTCACCCTGCAGGCCGCCCTGCTGCATGACACGATGGAGGACACGGGTGCCACGCACGCGAACCTCGTCGCGGAGTTTGGGCACGACGTCGCCGATCTGGTGGCCGAGCTGACCAACCCGGCGGACTTCGGTCCTGGCGGCAAGGCCGCATGGCAGGCCGCCCACGCGGCGAAGATGAGCCCGCGCGCGGCCGCTGTGAAGATGGCCGACAAGACGGCGAACCTGCGCGACCTGGTGGCGTCGCCGCCGGATTGGGACGCAGCCCGCAAGCGCAAGTATTTCGACGACGCGCGCCAAGTGGTGCAGTCCATGGGCGCCAAGCATCCGGTGCTGGAACGTCTGTTTTCTACAACGTACCTCACGGGGCTGGACAAGCTCTGATCGTTTTGGGTTAGAATTCAACCATTCCGACGACGCTTGCAGGCCGGGCTGGGAATCAAACCGGGAACACGTCTGCTGGGCCAGTTGAGCCCCTTACCGTAGGAGACTGCGGGGAAATCAGCAGAACCCAGCGATGGGAGCCGCCCCTATACGCCTTGCGCGAATTCAGGGTGCGCCGGATGGGCAACCGGCCTTGATGCCTGGCTTTGTAAACCAGGGCCATCAAGTGTGATGATTGGCACACAGAGAGACGGTTTCAGCTCCGACCACTAGGTTGCCCGGGAAGCACGTCGGCGCCAGCCAGTCATCACGCTTGATGGTTTGGGTCGGGGGTTCCTGGCCGCTATCAACGAGCACGGGTAGCAGTTTGTGTGGGTCTGCCCCGATAAATGCAAACCACAGGTCGACCCACCCACGGGAGACGCCTCGGAAAGACGAGGACCATCACATCAGCGGCGGCGCTGAAGGAAACGCCTGAACATTAGGCCAGCACAAGAGGTACAGCCGACCAGCGGCCAGGGCCAGGAGTGAGCGGGCGGGGGAAAGTGGGCGGTTGGTCCGGCCTGCGGCCCGTTGTTACCCCGCGTGGAGCCGGTATCAAGCCCGGCCCGCTGATGTGATGGTGTGCAAGAGCCGTTGGCCTCGGGGTAAGTCGATTGAACCTGGGCCTGTTTTGGCGGCGTCGGGATCGACACTGGCGCATTGCGTTGGGCTTCGAGCGCTGCACCATCAACCTCCTCCCTGAGTGGCTTCGGCCGCTTTTCAACCCGCCTCGTGCGGGTTTCTTTTTGTCGTGACGCCACACTGGGGGCCGCCCGCAAGGGCATGGTTGGGTGTCGACCGCAGCGGATCCTCGGGATGTAAGGGCCGCAGTCTGGTACGGGCGTGCCGTTTCATGGGTGGGCGGCGTCTCCTGGTGGTGTCTTCGGGCACCGCTCGCCTGGGGCCAGACCGATACCGCGCGTCAGGCGGCGAAGGCCGGGGTGGGAGACCGCCCCGGCTTTTTGTCGTGATGGCACCATGCGAGCATGGGCCTATTCATCGACATCATCGACCTCGACGAGCCGCGCACGAACGCCGCGCTGGAGTACCTGTGCAAGGCCGGGCACGACCACGACGACGGTATCTGGGCGCCGATGGACAGCCCGCTGATCGCCCGCCTGGTCGAGCTGTTCACCCAGCGCGGCCTGGCGCGCCTCGATGCGTTCCGCACTGAGCTGCTGGCGTGGACAGAAGGCCACCGGCACACGGCCGGTGAGCGCATCGCCCGACCGGCTGGCGTCATGGAGCGCTGGAACGAGGCCGAGAAGTCGCTGGTCAAGCTGTACCTGGAGCACCTGCCGCCGGCCGAGTGGACGCTCGACGACCACATGCTGGCGGTGGACTACCTGGCGCAGCGCTACCTGCCGCCCGAGGACATGCGCACCGAGGCCGAATGGCTGTCGGCGCGGTCGAGCATCATGGGTCGCGTGCAGGCCGCCATGAGCGAGGTTGACGCCAAGCAGGCCGACGCCATGATCATGGCGATGCCTGGCACCACCGAGGCGGTCGCGGCCGCATTCGGCGCCACCCAGGCCCAGCGTGCGATGATGGACTTTGCCGCCCAGCGCTGCGCCGAGAACGTGCGTCACCTGGCCGAGAGCGCGCGGCACGCCATGCGTGGCGTCATCGCCGAGCACGTCACCCAGCGCGCGCTGGGCGTGCAGGGCCCTGGCTCGTCGCTGGAGACCAAGCTGCTCGACGCCTTCGGCACGCTCAACCGCGATTGGCGGCGCATCGCCGTCACCGAAGCGGGCGAAGCCCAGACCCAGGGCTACATCTCCAGCCTGCCGGCCGGCACCAAGGTGAAGCGCGTCGAGCAGTACCGGAACGCCTGCGCGTTCTGCCGCAAGATCGACGGCATGGTCGTCACCGTGGTGGACCCGGGCATGGTGCACAAGGACCCCGACACTCAAATTTGGGCGGGGAAGAACAACATCGGGCGCAGCGCCAGCCCGCGCAAGCGCGTGGGCAACGCCTTCGTCGAGCGCGAGGCGGACGAAATGTGGACCGTGCCTGCCGGGCTGGTGCACCCGCATTGCCGGGGGCGTTGGGTGCCCACCGTCACCGACCGGCCAGGTGACAGCGCCGAGTTCGGCGACTGGATCCGCGCCCAGCTCGCCCAGGGCGAGAAAGACCGCGAATGATCATCCTCCTGAAATCCCATCCGGCCACCCGCACCATGATCGGCGGCGACCCGACGCCCGAGCAGGCGAAGTCCGGCGACTACCCCAAGCTGCGCCAGGACTGGCACGGCCTGACCATTGCCATCGAGCATCCCGAGGGCACGGTGCGCGAGGGCGTCGACGAGACCGGCAAGGCTTGGCGCACGGTGTTTCGCTACGCCTACGGCGAGATCCTGGGCACGCTTGGAGTGGATGGTGACCCGGTGGACGTGTTCATTGGCAGCTACCCGGACGCGCCCGAGGTTTACGTCGTGCAGCAGATGAAGCGCAAACAGTGGGACACGCCCGACGAGCAGAAGTGCATGATCAACTTCGCCAGCATGGACGAGGCCCGCGACGCCTACCTGGAGCACTACGACGATCCGCGATTCTTCGGCGGCATCACGGCTATGCCGGTGGCCGAGTTCATCGCCAAGGTTCGCGCCACGCGCAACGCGCCGGCCATGATCAAGGCCCAGCCCGCCGTCGTGCTGTTCTTCAAGGGCTACGTCGGCCCGTACCTGCGCGGCGGCCGGATCGTCAACGCGCGCGGCTACCACGGGCGGGCGGCCCACGGCACGCCTGGCGGTCCCGGGCAGATGAGCCTGTTCGGCGGTGCCAGCAGCGGCAAGCCGATGGGGCCGAGCCCGTATGCCGGCAAGGACCCGGTGAAGGACACTCGTGACCTGTTCGGGGGCGAGAGCGCGGGCCCTGCGCCGCCCGGCGAGCACGACCACCTGCTGGCTGACATCCCGGGCGCGAAATGGCGACGCGGCAAGGGGCTGATCAGTGGGCACTACGGCGTCGAGGTCAACGGCGAGGTGCTGGGGAACTACCACGCCAAGCCCGAGGATGCGGTCAACGCTGCCAGCCAGTCGCTGCAGACACGTGCAACCCACGATAAGGCGGCTGCTGACCACGCTGGGGCGGTGAGCAATCTGCGCGATCGCCTGCTGTCTGGCGGCGAGGCCTCGGACGCCGACCTCAAGCTGCTCGGTCTGCGCGATGGCTCGGCTGGGCTGGAGTGGTTCATCCCTGCGGCCGCAAAGGTGTTCGGCATCAGCTCGCGCGCAGTGCGGCCGCACATCGCCGACCTGATCCGCGTTGGCCACACCGACATGGGGGCCAAAAAGGAATTCGTCGCACCCAAGAAGGCGCTCCAGGCAATTGCAGCCAGCATTACGGCGCCGCCGGCATCGTGACAGCACAATCGGCACCAGTCCCGCCACTGGTGCCGCCGCATGCTCGTTTTCTTCACGAAATCCCAACTCGCCCTGTTCGACGCCCCGGTGCACGTGGCTGCCCACGTCCGCAAGGACGGCACTGTCGTGCAGCCCCACGTCCGCATCCAGAAGCTGGCGGTCAAGCAGCATTCGCTGTTCGGCGGCCACCACGCCGCGCCTGAGCCGGCAAAGCGGCGCAGCAAGCTCGACACGTTCCTGGGGCGCTACGGCGGCCCGGCCGGCATGGCGAAGATCCTGGCTGGCCTACCCGAGGGGCAACAGCAGCAGCTGATCGCCAAGATGGCCGAGGTGGGCAAGACCACGCCCGAGGCGGTATGGGCGATGCTGGGCGCGGCGCCCAAGCCGGCCCAGGCCGAGCCCGCAGCCGAGAAGCAGGCCGACCTGTTCAGCCAGGCGCCCGAGGCGCCCAAAACCGATTCCGCCAGCGCAAAACCGGTTGCGGAACCCGAGCCCAGCGCAAAACCGATTCCTGCGGCCGCGCCCGCGCCCGACCTCCCGCTCGTCGAGTACCGCACCGCCAAGAAGGGCAAGGTGCTGCGCGGCGTCGTGCGCACCGACCTGACCGAAGCGCAGGCCCGGGAGATCGACCCGTACACCATGCGCCACCAGGGCGGCTGGTTCATCCGGGAAAAGCACCTCAAGAACAAACCCGTCGAGGCCCGGGCGCCCGCAGCGCCTGAGCCTACCCCGGCACCGGCTCCCGAGCCCGCGCCGACCCAAGCCGTTGCCCACGAGCCCGCGGCCCCGTTCGGCGTGGCCGCCGGCACCAGCAAGGCCAAGCGCCGCGCCATCAACGCCGCCGTCGTCGAGCGCCTGGCCGAGGGCGGCCCGTTCACCGCCGGCGATCTGGCGCAGTTCCGCCAGTACAGCGGCAACGGCGGCTGTGGCGACAGCCTGAACGAGTTCTACACCGACCCCGACGTGGCGCGCGGCATGTGGACTGCGCTGCAGGCGCTGGGCTTCCAGCACGGCACAGCCCTGGAGCCGAGCTGCGCGACCGGCGTGTTCCTGCACACGGCGCCGGCCGGCGTGCGCGTGACCGGCGTCGAGCTGGACCCGACCAGCGCCCAGGCGGCCCACGCGCTGCACGGCGACCGACACGAGATCATCACATCCGGCTTCGAGCGATTCGCCACGACCGATGACCGCCAGTTCGACGTGGTCATCGGCAACCCGCCTTACGGCCCACGCGGCTTCCTGGCGAAGGACGACAAGGTCAACATCAGCACGGCCGAGCAGTATTTCACCGACACCGCGCTGGACAAGTGCAAGCCCGGCGGCCTGGTGGCGCTGGTGGTGCCGACCGGCATCATGGACAGCAAGTCGGCCCGGGCGTTCCGCGAGAACCTGCTGCGCAAGGGCGAATTCCTGGGCGCCCAGCGCATGCCCAACACGGCGTTCGAGCACTCGCACACCGAGGTGACGACCGACGTCGTCTACTTCCGCAAGCGGCCAGACGACGTGGCCGGCGCGCTGGGCACGGTTGACCAGGCCACGCTGCAGAAGCTGGGCGTCTGGGACGAGGAGTTTCTGGCCGGCGGCTACTTCACGGGCCGCGGCGCCGAGAACGTGCTGGGCACGATGACCGAGGGCTGGCGCGCCAAGGCCGGCATGGGCAGCGACATCACGGTCGAAGGCTCCATGCAGGGCGTGCCCGAGGAGATCGCCGCGTTCCGCCCGGCGGCCGAGACAGCGCCCGTGTCCATGCACCAGGTGCTGGAGGCGCTGGGCGACGACGAGGCCGCCAAGGAGCGCGCCATCTCGGCAGCGTTCCGCCGGCCCTACGCCAACGCCGCCAAGGTGGGCGACACCAAGGTGGTGGATGGCGTCACCCTGATCCTGCAGGGCGACCCGCCGCGCTGGCACCGCCTCGACGAGTTCATGCAGACCGAGTCGATCAGCCAGGCGCAGGAGCTGGCCGCCGACATTGGCCGGCTGGCGTCCGGCATGGAGGCCGTTGACCGCCCGGCGCTGGAGGCACGCATTCGCGCCTACGTCGAGAAGCACGGCGTGCCGGCTGACGACCCCGAGCTGATGGCGGCCGCCATGGCCGACAAGAGCCTGTACGCGCTGATCGGCGCCGTGGACCGCCAGGGCAAGCTGTCCGACCTGGTGGCCGGGCGAACGCGCAAGACCGAGGGCACGTTCGACAGCGCCGCCCAAAGCATGGCGCTGGAGCGCGACAGCGGCACGTTCACGGCCGGCGAGCTGTCCGAGCGCCTGGGCAAGAATGCCGACGAGGTGCTGGACCAGCTGGCGGCCGACCCGCGCTACGCTTACGCCGGCGGCGGCCAGTGGACCACGATGGACGCCTACCTGACCGGCGAGCTGTGGCCCAAGCTGGACGCTGCGCGGGCGGCCTTGGAGGCCGGCTCCGAGCCTGACATGGCCGACAAGCGCCGCCTGCAGGTCGAGCGCCTGGAGAAGGCAATCGACGCGAAGTCGCTGGATGACGTCGATTTCCAGATGAACAGCGCGTTCGTGCCCACCGACGTCCTGGCCGCGTACCTCAACTGGCGCCAGTTCGATGGGCCGGAGGCCAATGACTGGACCAAGAAGCAAGCGCCCGTCGAGATCACGTTCGCCGACGGCCTGTACCACGTGGCTGGCGGCAACCAGTACGGCGACACCAAGCTGATCGACAAGTACCTCAACCGCACCGGCATTCGGAAGGAGGAGGACCTGCCGCGCGTCGAGGCCATGAATGCGGAGTTCAAGGAGTGGCTGTGCGGCAGCACCCACCGCGACCGCGTCGAAGACCTCTACAACCGCAGCTTCCGGGGCTACGTGGCCCCCGAGTTCAGCAATTCGCCCATCGACGTGCCCGGCCTGGCCGCCGACCGCACGGTGCGCGACTGGCGCTGGTCGAGCCTGCGCAAGTCCCTGGCGCTGGGCAAGGGCATCGTGGCCGACGACGTGGGCCTGGGAAAAACCTTGGGCGGCCTGCTGCTGGCGCGCATGGCGAAGGTCAACGGCCAGGCCAAGCGCCCGATCATCGTGGTGCCCAAGTCGGTGCTGGCCAACTGGTTTGAGGAGGCCGAGACCTGGTTCCCGGGCGCCCGCGTGCTGACCGTCGGCGCGAATTTCAGCCGGGCCAAAGACGGCTCGCTGATCGGCAAGGACGACTCGGCGAGCGAGCGAAAACGCAAGTACCACGACCTGCGCCAGAACGACTACGATTTCATCCTGATCAGCGAGCCGGCGTTCGAGGAGGTCGACCTCGATCCCGAGACCAAGGAGCGCTACTACAGCGACGACTTCTGGGTGCAGCGTGGCGAGTCCTTGGGCAACGCCGGCGACAAGCGGCGCAAGGCCATCAAGGAGCGCTACGAGCAGCACATCGCCCAGCGCGAGTTTAGCGACCGCACCGACGCCATCTACTTCAACGAGCTCGGCGCGGACATGCTGATCCAGGACGAAATGCACCACCAGAAGAACCTGTACGCCGCCCGGGCCCGGTTCGGCGAGCAGCCGAAATTCCTGGGCGGACAGGGGCTGTCGAACCGCGCGCTCGACTTCAACCTCAAGACCCGGTGGGTGCGCGACAACAACGGCGGGAAGAACGTCTACGGCCTGACGGCCACGCCGACCAAGAACAGCCCGCTGGAGATTTACTCCATGCTGTCGCACATCGCGCCCGAGGCCTTTGAGCGCATCAAGATCCGCAACAGCGAGGAGTTCCTGGACCGCTTCTGCGAGTTCAAGGCCGACAAGGTGCTGGGCACCGGCGGCGACATCGAGGACGCCACCGTGGTGTCCGGGTTCAAGAACCTGGACGAGCTGCGCGAGATCATGGCGCGCTACATCGACCGTCGCACCGCCGACCAGGTGGGGCTCAAGCTGCCCGAGCGCGACGACCGGCTGCACCTGGTGGACATGAGCCCGGCGCAGCAGGCCGTCTACGCCGAGCTGCGCGAGCTGGCCGAGGAGTCGGCTGGCAAGAAGGACGCCACCGGCGACGCGCACATTTTCGCCATCATGGACAAGATGAACAAGGCGGCGCTGGACCTGTCCCTGCTGGACAAGGCCAAGTACGGCGGCGCCAGCAGCCCGAAGTACGCGCACCTGGCGAAGCAGTGCGTCGAGGGCGGCAAGGACGGCGGCCAGATCGTGTTCAGCGAGTACATCGACAGCCACGACAAGATCGTGGCCGCCCTGGTCGATGCCGGGTTCAAGCGCGAGGAGATCGGCGTCATCAACGCCCAGGTCGCCGGCTCGGCGGTGAAGCGGCAGAACATCGCCAACGCCTTCAACGCCGGCAAGCTCAAGGTCGTGGTGGGCAACGCCACGATGGCCGAGGGCCTGAACATGCAGAAGACCACGACCGACATCCACCACATGGACGTGCCGTGGGAGCCCGCCACGCTGCAGCAGCGCAACGGGCGCGGCCTGCGCCAGGGCAACATGAACGAGTCGCTGCGCATCCACACCTACCTGTCCAAGGGCAGCTTCGACGGCTACCGCTACCAGGCCGTGGCGGCCAAGAAGGATTGGCAGGACCTGTTGTGGAACGGCGGCGACCGCGTCGAGAACCTGGCGCGCGAGGGCTCGTTCTCGAACGAGGACATGCGCATCATGCTGGCGGCCGACCCGGAGGAGGCCCGCAAGAAGTACGCGGAGGACAAGGCATCGGCCACCGCCCGCTATGACGCCGGCAAGCGCTCCGACGCCCAGGCCGAGTTCGTGCGCTTCACCGAAATGTCGCGCAGCTACGGCTCGCTCAAGAACAAGAACACGACCAGCGCCCAGCGGCTGCGCCAAAAAATCGAGGCCACCAAGACCAGCCTGTTCAACAACAAATACTGGTCGGCCAAGGCCGCGCTCGACAGCGCGACCGACGTGCTGATCCACCCCCAGACCGGCACGGTGCTGACCGCCGACGTCGGCCTGGACTTCGCCAAGGACGGCAAGATGGTGGTGACGGGCGTCAACATGAAGGCCGGCACCGTGACCATGCGGCGCTACGCCGACACGAGCGGCGGCCACAAGGTGACGCTGCCCATGTCCGAGCTGAGCGACGCCAAGCCCTACGACTTCGACAAGAACGCCGAGGCCGAGGAGGTGGGCAAGGCCATGGAGTCCGCCGCCAACGAGAAGCTGAACAGCCTCACCAAGTGGGAGGATGTGAAGGCCATGCCGTCGGCTGTGTTGGAGAAAAACAACGACCTGATTCAGCGGCAGATCAAGGATGCGAAGGCCTCGTACAAGGGCTTTCACGACCTGGGCGACGCCTACATGGTTGAGAAGGCTACGGGCAAGATCGAGAAGGTGCCGAGCTACTCGACCAAGGACAAGCACGAGACTCACGACTACCTGCTTCCCACCGAGGCGGCGAAAGAGAAAGCCATTCAGGCATGGATGGACGCGCGGCGCGGCGCCCGTATCAGCAGCCGGTCGGTCAACCGGTCCAAGGGGCGTGGACCGCGCAGCGGTGGCTATGACGTGCTGGCGGCGCGCGAGTACCAGGGCGCAAGCTACAGCGATCGGCACATCAATCCCATGAAGGGGCTACTGGACAGCCTAAGCGGCCAGCGGATGTACGGCGTGTCGTCGGCGCTGGAGAAGGAGGCCAAGGCCCGGCTGCAGGACGAGCAGATGCAAACCATCCGACGCGCCAAGGCTGGGCACGAGGTGCTGAATGCGCTGTTCCCGCTGGCGAAGCTGGGCGGCAAGGCCGAGGGCGGCTACGCGCGCGACTTCAAGGCCAGCTACCCGAAAGAGGCGCTGGCGCTGGCTTGGGCCCGGATGCGCCACCTGGGCGAGCTGGACGACAAGGTGGGCACTGTGGGCCATGACGGCTACGCGACTGGCGGCGAAAACCAGACCAAGCATGCCGCGCTGATCCGCATGGCGCGCAACAGCGGCCACAATGACCTCGCCGAGGCCATTGCTGAGTCCGGCGATCGCCACGGCCTGAGCAAGAACGATGAAGCCACGTTGCGGGCGATCGCCGGGCACTACAGCCAGAGCGTGCGCACGCTGAACCTGATCAAGAAGGTGGCCGGCCGCATGGGCATCCTTGATCAAACCGTTGGTCAGCTTCGCCAGTACAACCTGGGTGGTCCGTTTTCGGCGCCCAGCGGTTACGGCTACGACCCCGAGGGACAGCGCCGTGCAGGCCGTAAGCTGGGTGACGTGATCGACGAATACCTGCAGGCCGCCAGTGCCCGCGAATCCACCAAGGAGGCCGCATGATCGACCCGAAAACCTTCGCGGCCAGCACGCTGCAGCTGCTCCAGGATGACCCCCGCCGGTACCGCGCCTTCGGGGTCTACTGGTACCTTGTCAAGCGCGCCCTGCTGCGCTTCTACACCCGCGACAACCTGCACCTGCTGGGCGACCACATCGACACCGACGTGACCGCCCGCATGCCGCACCACGCCGACCTGCAGGAGGCCTTGGCGGCGGCCGTCGAGGAGTACCGCAAGAACGCCAGTTTCAACCTGGGCGGCAGCGAGGTCGAAGACCTGGCCGGCGGCGGCACGTTCCGGCTGGTGGACCCGGACGCGGGCGGGCTTTGAGGTCGTGACCCTACGATGGGCGGATGCTGCCCAAAGTCCGCCCCGTCCTCTTTCTGAAAGCCGCTTTGCCACCAAACGCCCGGTGGATCACCGTTCACCCCAACGGCGACAGCGGCCCGGGCCAGCCGGTCCTGATCCAGCCAAACCCTGACGGCAGCGCCCACGTCATCGGCGGCGCCGGCGGCAAGCTGAACTACCTCAAGCTGCGCCACGTCCGCAAGGAATCCGAGTACAAGAAGGAAGCCGAAGAACGGCGCGCGGCCAAGAAGGAAGAAGCCAAGGCCCAGCGCGAGCGAGACAAGGCGGCCGGCGTGGTCGCGGCCAAGAACAAGGCCAAGGAAGACCTGCGCGCCCAGCAGCGCCAGCATGAGCGCGAGTTTGTGCAGACCGTGGCTCAGTCCCTTGGCTGGGAGGCCAAAGACCTCGAATTCCCCGAGCAGGACTACGCGCACCTGTCCGACGCTGCCCAGGCCAAGCTGCGGGTCAAGCACCACAACACCGTCCTGGCGCGCGCCATGCAGGCCGTGGACATGCAGCGCCAGCGCCTGGTGGCCGACCACGCGAGCCGCATGGAGGCCGGGATTGGCGAGGTTCCGCTCGACGCCAAGGACCCCGAAACCCTGTCCGTGCAGGACCTGGCGCCGATCCCAGAGAAGTCCGGCGGCCTGGGTTTCAGCTCCGACTTCAAGGGCCGTGCCGAGGACGCCGGCCTGACCGACGCCGACCTCAAGGCTGAGGCGGACAAGGTGAAAGCGGCCAAGCAGGCTCAGATGACCGAGGGACAGCGCCGGGCTGCCGTGCAGCGCGGCGAGACCGCCAAGCTGCTGCAGCACGAACTGGAGGGCATCCGCGAGCCAGCGGCGCCGGACGCCCGGGCGACCTTGGCCGACACCCGCAAGGCGGTGGACATGCTCAAGGCCGCCAAGCGGCTCAAGCAGGTGCAGCAGAAGGCCCGCGAGCAGGCCGCCAAGATCAACAGCACAGCGGCCGAGCCCAAGGCGTTCGTGCTGGAGTACACCGCCAGCCCCGACGATGACGCCAAGCTGGCCGAGGAGCTGAACAACGACCTGCGCACGGCGCAGACCCAAGCCTTCCTGTCCGAGTTCAAGCGGCTGGCGGGCGACCGGCCCGAGGAGACCTTGGGCAAGCACATCGGCATCGGCGCCTACAACAGCATCAACAGCCTGGCGCTGGCCGTGGGCGGCGAGGCACTGGTGGATCGCTCGGTCGTGGACGTGCTGGGCATCGCCGGCGCTGCGCAGGTGCTGGCGCGACGAATCCACCAGGATCTGCCCGAGGACGCTGAGCGCATCACCGAGGGCGTGCAGGAATTTCACCTGCACCACTACATGGCGACCAGCCAGGAGGCGCTGGGCGAGGCCCGGGAGCTGATGGAGGCCGCCAAGGAAATCGAGCTGGGCGAGGCCGCCACCGGCGCGGACCTGCAGGTGGCGCAGGAGCTGAACGGCCGCCGGCGCAAAGCGGTCGGCGACGCGCAGAAGATCCTAGGCCAGGCCCTGGGCGAGATGGAGGCCAACGCGGCCCTGTCCGTGGCGCTCAAGCAGGGCGCCAAGGACCAGTGGCAGGGCTCGCTCGGCAAGGTCGGCATCGAGGACGCCATCCGCCGCGTCCGCGCCATCGGCCTGCAGCGCGGCGACTACACGCTGGAGTCCGTTGCCGGCGACACCTTCCTGACCATCAAGGCCGCTGGCCTCGACCGGCTGGCCAAGCCCGTGAGCCGCGACGACGTCGAGCAGGTCAAGCGCAACCTGGCGATCATCCGCGGCGACCACGATGAGGATGGCTGGCTGCCGTTGGGGGTGGCGAACCGGCCCGACCTGGGCATGGACGTGAAGCCAGGCGTGGCGCCGCGCCTGGCTGAGCCGTTCCAGCCGCCAGGTGCACCCGGCAGCGAGGCCATGGCCCAGGCCATCAAGGACTACATCGGCGGCCGCGCCGCCGACGGCGACACGCCGGCCGACATCTACGCCGACCTTCTGTCGTTCGACATGCTGCAGAAGGTGGGCGACCGCCGCGACGAGTACATGCAGGTGCTGGAGCACATCGCGCCCACGCGCGACGAGCGCGGCAAGCTGGTGCGCGCCGAGTCCCGGGCTGGCTACTTCAACGATCTGGCCGACGCCTTCGTGCAGCAGCGCTACGGCGGCGAGCGGTCGGCGCTCAACAGCCAGCAGTTCAAGGTCGACCAGCGGTCGGTGGACGCCCTGCACCGGGCGCTTTCCGAGCACCCCGAGGGCGTGGCCGCGTTCAAGCAGCTGGGTGAGCTCACGCCCCAGGATCAGCGCGCGCTGCGCGAGTTCTTCTACCGCAACGTGGCGAAGGAGAACCCCGAGCAGGCCGCGCACCGCGCCGAGCTGGAGCGCCTGGACGGCAGCGAGCCCGAGCGCGAGACGACGGACATGTTCGGCGAGACTGCTGCCAACCCCGAGTGGCAGGAGTGGAAGGCACAGCGTGACGATGTGGCCGGCAAGATGACGGCGGCAGGGCTGGACTGGAACCGCTACATCGACGTCATGCACGGCCACGAGAAGGCCTACGAGGCGCTGCAGGACATGATCAAGTCCAACGTGGCGCGGTCCTTCGCCGACAACCACAACCGGCTCAACCCCGGCCGGCCCATCAAGATCGGCCGGCAGGTCATCCGCAACAACCTCAACCACCTCGACGCCGTGGACCCGGCCGCGCGCGAGGAGCGCATGAACCGCGAACGCGAGCTGGTGGACGGCCTGCGCGAGCGCGTGCAGGGGCGCTACGCCTCGGGCGCGGTCTCAGACAAGCTCGACGCCGCGCGCCAGCAGCAGGAGGCATTCGAGCAGGCGCAGATGGGGTTCTTTGGCGCCGACGATGCCCCGCCCAGCGAGGACGCCGCGCCGGCGGCGCTGGCTGGCGACGAGCGCTACACCGTGGGCCATGTGGCCGAGCGGCAGATCGCCGGCATGATGAACCAGGTCGGCAAGAACTTTAAGCCGGGCCAGCAGGTCAAGCTGTGGAACCCCACGATGAGCGGCGGCAAGAACTACGCCCGCCAGCGCCTGGTGAAGCTGGTAGAGGCAAACAAGCGCGTCGTGGCGGCGTTCGGCACCGGCTCTGGCAAGTCCCTGCTGCAGATGGCGGCGTTCACGCACCTGCACGGCCAGGGCAAGGCGAAGCGCGGCCTGTTCCTGGTGCCCAGCATCGTGCAGGGCCAGTTCAGCGGCGAGGCCCTGCGCTACCTGCAGCCGGGCAAGTTCAATTGGCACTGCGAGCCAGGCGCGAGCCGCGAGGAGCGCATCAAGGCCTACAAGAACCCCGAGCACCATTTCTGCGTCATGACGCACCAGTCGTTCCGCGACGACATGATGCACCTCGGCGCCCAGCACGCTGGGATCAGCCCGGCTGAAATGTCCGACCGCCTGCAGGCCATGGCGCCTGCCGAGCGCAAGGCCTGGATGCGCAGCATCATGGACCGCGAGGGCATCGACTTCGACTACCTGACCACCGATGAGAGCCAGTACACGCTCAACCGTGCGGGCAAGGAGAACAGCGGCCTGGCGAACGTCGTCGACGCCCTGAGCGAGCACACGCCCTACTACGTCGCGGCCAGCGGCGATCCGGTGAAGAACGACGCCAGCGAGGTGTTCGACCTCATGCACAAGATGGACCCGGGCCGCTACGCTGACCGGGACGCCTTCATGCGCCGGTATGGCGCCGACACGCTGGCCTCGAAAGATAGTCTACGGCGCGAGATGGCACGCCATGTTTATCCAAGCAAGATCGACCCCGACGTCCGCGCAGACCGCAAGGAATCGAAGGTTTCCTTGTCTAAGGGGCAGCAGGATTCGCTTGCCGAGTTAGACAAGCATTTCACCAGCGCCCGCATCGCCCGCATGGAGGGCAAGGTGGACGTGGACGCCATGAAGGCGATCAGCCCGGCCTCGTTCGAGGGCGTGCCCGAGGCCGAGCACCAGGACGTCGCCCGCCAGCTCCAGCAGAGCCTGGGCATCATGAAGTCGTCGGCGGTGCAGCGGGTCATCAACACGCATCCTGACAACCCGCTGGTTGACGACGTGCTCAATCACGCCTCCGCGCGCAAGGGCAAGCCGGGCGTGGTGTTCGCGCACAACCGCGAGGCCGTGAAGATGCTGGCCGAGCGCCTGGAGAAGGCCGGGCACCGCGTGGTGACGATCACCGGCAGCGACAGCGGCAAGGACAAGGAGCGCAAGCGCTTGCTGTTCAACCCAGAGGGCGGCGAGCCCGGGGCGGACATCCTGGTGGCGAGCGACGCCGGGGCCACGGGCATGAACATCCAGCGCGGCCAGTGGCTCTACCAGTTCGACACGCCGCAGACCGCCATGACCCACGCCCAGCGCCAGGGCCGGATTTTCCGCACGGGGCAGAAGAACGACGTCGAGCTGATCGACGGCGTGGCTGACCACCCTGAGGTGCACAAGGCGCGCGAACGCCTGTCCAAGAAGTACGGGCTGCGTGAGCTCATGACGTCGTCCATGGAAGGCCTGGACGACACCGGGATCGCGCACTTCCTCAAGCACCGGCAGGTGCTGCAGCAGGATTCACAGGATGCTCTTTTTTGATTACACTCAATTCATGATCAAGCCTGCCCTTTTCGCCCTTCTGCTTTCCGCCCTGGTTGCCGTGCCCGCCAACGCCCAGCAGCCCCACTCGGGCGCCTGCTACAACATCGCGGACGGCGACGCCCGCAGCTACTGCCTGGCGCGCGTGCACCGTGAGCGCTCGCAGTGCTACAACATCCGCCAGCCCGACATGCGGGCTTGGTGCCTGTCCGAGGTCAGCAAGTGACGCAGCACATCGAGAACACCCGCCGCCAGCTTGGCGAGCTGGGCGCCATGGCGCAGCAGACCGAGGCGATGGAGCGCCAGATTTTGGAGCGCGCACAGCACCTGCTCGATGACATCGAGGGCAAGCTGCCCGCCGCGCAGGCCAAGTCCACCAGCGAGCCCGATGCCTACATGGAGATGGTCGAGGAGCGCGGTCGGCTGCAGCAGGTCATCGCACAAGCCCGGGCTGCACTGGCATAATCGGCAGCGCGACAGAGACAGAGAGTTAGCCCGCTTCGGCGGGCTTTTTTTGTGCGCGCGGAAAATGCGCGTCGCGTCGTGACAACAAAATCACCCGCATGTTCAGCGACGACCAGCTGCTTGCGGGCATCCCCGACTATTTGAGCATCGGTAACATGCTCAAGGCCACGCCTCACACCGATGGCGGGCAGCGCGTCGTCTACTTTGAGGCCAGCAATGAGGGCGTCGACCAGCAGGACGAGGTCATCGCCGCCAAGGCGCTCGCCGAGTCGGCCGACTACTTCAAGCGCTACGGCAACATCGACATCGACCATTACACGCTGATCGGCAAGCCGGACCCGGCCAAGGGCCGCCCCGGGATTCCTGGCTGCGAGCTCTATGAGATTGGCCGTCCCATCGACGTGCGCCAGACCGGCAAGACCACGTTCGTGAAGGCTGAGATTTACACCGGCAGCGGCCCGGCGGCTGAGCGTGCCAACGACTTTTGGTCGAGCATCACCGACCTGAACCCGCCGCAGCGCTGGTATCCGTCGGTCGGCGGCGCCGTGCTGGCGAAGGGGATCGAGATCGACCCCAAGACCAAGCTGCGCAAGGCCATCGTGTCCAAGGTTCGTTGGACCAACATCGGCGTGAGCAAGACCCCGGTGAACCAGCACGTTGGCACCTGCGCGACGATCCCGCTGGGCGCGTTCGCAAAGTCGTGGACGTCGGCCGGCCTGGACTTCGCCAAGGCCCTGGAGGCCGGCTACGGCACCGACTCGGCCGTGCTGTCTGGTGGGGCCGCGATGCGCCGCCAGTCCCTGGATCACAAGATCCATTCCTATTTCGACTTCCGCGACAAGCTCGCGGGAGGCATGCGAGCCGGCTCTGCCGGCCAGAACCCTGGCGCTCGCGAGCTCGTCAAGTTCGCCGCCGATCAATTCAGCATCCCGCCGGACCAGGCCGCTGAATGGGTGGAGCGCTTCATGCGCGATTTGAAAATCGGTCTCAACA